GCATCGACCAAATCGCCGACCGGATCAGGGCGGTCTACAACTATGCCGATGCGCGAGCTCTCACCATTGCCCGCACGGAGATTGTGGGTTCGGCGAACGCCGGGCGGTTCTTCTCCGCGCTCGAATCTGGCCTCGAAGCGTGGGAGTGGCTCACCGCTCCCGGTGCCGCTCATCCCCGGCACGAAGAGTATCCAGAACTCGACGGACAGAAGGTGAACGTCGGGGAGATGTTCAATGTCGGGGGGGCGCGGCTTCAGTTCCCCGGAGATCCGGGCGGCCCCCCGGAGGAGATCATCAACTGCAGATGCACGACAGTTCCAGTAATCAAGGAGTGACCCAGATGAGATGCTCTCGCTATTCGCCGCGTCTCGCCAAGCTCCTGTCCGCTGGCGACGGCACGTATGACGTGATGATCTCCACCAACACCCCGGATCGAAGTGGTGACCGCATGAATCCCCAGGGCTGCAAGTTCTACAACTGGCAAGCGGCGGGGGCCCCGGTTCTCTGGCTGCATGACTGGTACGGGGACACACCGAGCGCCGGGATTCCCATCGGCAAGGCGAATCGGATCGAGATCACCGAAAGCGGGATTCTTGCCAACTTCGAGTTCGACCCGAAGAACGAGTTCGCCCAGCAAGTGAAAAATGCCTGGGACTGGGGATCGCTGCGGGCTTCGTCAATCGGGTTCGATATCCCCGATCAGAAGCAGATGAAACAGAATGACTTCGGGGGATACGACATCGGAGAGTGGGAACTGCTGGAGTTCTCCATCGTGCCGATCCCGATGAACCCCGAAGCTCTGCGGGTTGCCAAGAACATGGGCATTGACGAAAAGCTTCTGGCCCCGGAGATTGTCGGGCCGACGTGGAGCGGGAAGCCCGTCGAGGACACCGGGGAATACATCCGCGTCCGGGTGCGTGATCCCCAGGACTTTGTTGAGGATTCGTTCCGCACCATCGACATCAGCGAAGAACAGGGCATCAAGGCCGTGATCGGGAAGTTGAAGAGCGATCCAGAAGGCTCCACCGCGATTCAGACTTACCTCTTCGCCAAAGAGAAGGGCTGGACTGCGGAGAAGGCGCAAGCGTGGGTGGAAGAGCGCGGCAAGGCGCTCGGGGATCGTGTTTTCAAATTGTCTCCCGAGGAAGTGGCAGATGCTGCCGCGTATGCCAAGAGAATAATTCCGATAATCCAGGAGGGCACTGGATTCCCAAGCGCAGAGCCCAAAGAGGGCCGCGTCCTGTCCTCGAAGAACCGCGCCCTGATCGCCGAATGCGTCAAGGCGCTTCAAGACCTGCTCGATGCCACTGAACCATCGAGCGAGGAATCGGAGAAATCAACCCGCTCCGCAGCGGCAATGATCCTGTCTGGTGATCGTGACCCGTCTCCCGAGAGGGAGGCACTGGGTCGCCTGATCACGCAGGAGAAGATACTGCTGGCGGCGCGATCACTCAAGAGAGCCGAGAAAGTGAAACCCTGATGGAGTACGAAAAGGAATTGCGGGGCATCCTCAAGGAGCTCCTCCAGGAGCGTGAGGAGGCCCAGAAAGAAGGCCTGAACGGCCTGGGCGAAAAGCTCGGGGCCGTCGGCACGATGGTCGACGAGATCGACAAGCGTCTCAAGACCATCGAGGCCAGCGGCCCGCGCAAGGTCCAGATCATCACCCCGGAGACCGAGCGCAAGGAATGGCGGCATGAGTTCGCCAAGTGGTTCGTCCGCATGCACAAGGCCTGCCGAGGTGGAGACCGGACGGGGCTGATCCCCGACCGCGACACCGAGGCCAAGGCCGCGATGCAGGAGGACACCACGACCGAGGGCGGATACCTCGTCCCGACCGAGCTCCAGCCCGGGCTCGTGCAGATCGCGGCCGAGAAGAGTTTCATGCTCCAGAAGGCCCGCGTGATCCCGATGGCCGCGAAGGTCAGGACCGTTCCGACCCTGGCGACGGCGAGCAAGCCCAGCACCCACACCTGGACGGCTGAAGAGGGTTCCAACTCCAGCGTGGAGTCAGAACCGACGCTCGGAGCGACCACCCTCACCGCCAAGAAGTGGATCATCTGGGGCAAGATCTCCACGGAGCTGGTGGAGGACGCTGACCTGGACGTGGTTGGTCTCGTGGCCGACCTGTTCGGCGAGGCCCTCGGGTGCGAGATCGACTACCAGAGCTACAACGGCACCGGATCGCCCGTCTCGGGTATCCTGCTCACCACTGGCAACAGCGTGGTCATGGCTACCGGGTCCACGGCGTTCTCGTGCATCACCGCGACTCATCTCTCCGAGATGATCTCGCAGATCGTGAATGGCGCTCTGGAAGGCTGCTGGTTCGCTCTGCACCGCACGGTGCTGCACTACGTGCGGACGCTCAAGGATTCCAACGGGAACTTCATCTGGGCTCCGCCCGCCGCGGCTCAGCCCGGAACGATCTGGGGATTCCCGTATGTGTCGAGCGAGCAGATGCCCAGCACGAGCGGCGCGAGTACGGCGTGTGTCTGGTTCGGGAACCCGCAGTACTGGCTCATCGGTGACCGCCGGAAAGTCGGGGTGGACACCAACCCGTACCTCTACTGGGCGAACGATCAGAACGCGGTGCGTCTCCGGGCGCGGTACGCTTTCGGGATGGGCCTTGCCGAAGCGTTCTCGAAGTTGGTGACCGCCGCATCGTAACCTCTGCGTCTGCTGACCCACAGACGCATACAAGCCGGGGGCGGGTTGTCACGGCCTGCCTCCCGTCCCCGGCCCCCCCTTCCGAGGAGACATGAAAGCAATCTGGGTTCCGACCTGGAGATGCGGGCAGGATTGCGACTACTGCAACTATCGATTGGATGGGGAGGGGTTGCATTGCTTCGGGCTCACGCACCAGTACCACACGCCGGAGCTTTCACCCGAGACGTGGATCGAGTTCTTCCAGCGCGGTCTCATCCGGCACGTGGAGATAACTGGGGGGGAACCCACGCAATACGCTGGACTGGGGCGCGTGTTGGCGAGTCTGCCAGCGGGGATGACGTTTGCAATCACGTCCAATACGCTAGAGCTCCCGGAGGACATCTTGCCGCACGACAAATGCCTCTGCTGGACGGCGAGCTTCCACTACCGCGAAGAGAAGAAGTTCCTCGCCAATCTCGCGGAGGTCAATCGGCGCGGGTTCCGGGGATCCGTGACGCTCGTTGCGACTCCCGAGAATGTAGATCGAGCGATCGAAACGATGAGGTTCTTCGATTCCCTCGGACAGGTGTACAGCCTGCATCTGGCGATATACGCGGGATTCGATTGGCGCGATCACTGGCCCGCCTATAACAAGCTGGGACCATTCATGCGCCACGTCCCCGATCGCTATCCGATGATCTTCGGTCAGCAATGGCAATTCCCCAAGTGTTCGGCGGGGATGGACTACTGCTCGATCATGCCAAATGGAACCCTGGTTCGATGCTACACCAAGGCCGTGATGTCGCATGAGGAGATCGGCACCATAGACGAGCCTCGCTACCTCAGCGAGCTGCAGCCGTGCGGGGCGCATTGCTGTTTCCCCTGTGATCTGGTGCTGCCGACCCATGAGCAATGAGCGGTTGCGGATTTGCTGGGCGCTGGATCAATGGGGTGCTGGAAACGCTTACGGGTATTCGGTCTATAACCGGAGCTTGCGGAAAGCCCTGGAGGAGTACGTCGAGTTCTCGCCCGATGCTGATATTGTGGTCTCGATCATCACGCCCGATAAGATGATCCAATTCCCCGGGCGGCGGAATTATCTCATCACGATGTTCGAGTGCGCGGAGTTGCCGACCGCTTTTGCGTCGAATCTCTGGAAGGCGGATGTCATCTGCGTACCTTGCAATCACAACAGGTGGTTGTTCGGAAAATACACGGAGAAGCCCGTGGAGGTGATTGGCGGGGGCGTGGATATGGAGTACTATGCCTTTCGCGAACGGCAGATCGAAACGCCGTTCCGGTTCCTCTGGATCGGGGCCCCAAATCCCCGCAAGGGCTATGAGGTGCTGACCCGCGCCTGGAAACCATTCGAGACGTACCCGGGAGCGGAACTGTATCTCAAGACCACGCTCGGGAAAGGAATCGACTGGGAGAAGATGGTGGCCCGCTGGGGAGAAGTTAGGATTGATAAAGAGACCCCGCTCTGCCGAATCGGGAATAACATCATCTGGGACGGGCGGGATGTCTCGCGAGATGAGCTCCGGGATCTGTACTATTCGGCTCATTGCTTTGTCTTCCCGTCGCTCGGGGAGGGATTCGGGCTCACGCTGGCAGAAGCGATTGCAACCGGATGCCCGGCGATCGCGCCCGTGCATACCGGGATAGCGGACTTCTTCGATGCTGGTTGCGGGCTCACGATCCCCTGGAAGATGGCCCCGCTGGAATACTTGGAGACAAAGGTTCGGGCTTATCTGCCGCAGCCCGTGGACACGGCCAAGAGGATGATCTGGGCCATGCATCACTACGGGGAGATGAGGCGCTTGGCAATCAAGGCGAGGAGACGGCTTGAAAATGGATTCACGTGGCGGGACGTGGCGCAACGGCTTATCGGGGTCATCCGCAAACACGAAGCGCGACAAGAGGCGAAAGCGCCGATTGCCGCTTGTGCCGCGTCATAGGATGGCGGCTCCCGCGAGGGTCAAATGATTGAGCGCGTCAAGGCCCTGGTTCTGGAAATCGCTGGCTGGTATGGCCCGGGCGGGCCGCTGGATGTTGCCATTCCTGGCAAGTTGTGGCTGCGAACCATCCTATTCATTGGGTGCATGATCTATGCGACGCTGCATAAGGACTGGCCTCCGGCGAGTGACGGAGACATTTGAGGTCATCTGCTGGTGGGTTGTCATCATCCTCGGGGGAATCATCTGCCTCTCGGGGTTCGCGATCGGCTGGTTGTGGGCTCGGATCTGTGCGTGTCGGCCCCCCGGGGCTTGAGCGCACAACGGGGGCGGGGCGGGATCGGCTCCCCCGCACCCGCCTCCAAGAAAAGGAGATCGTACAATGCAGAAGGGTATTTGCGTTCTGGTCGCCCTGGTAATGATCGCGGTTGCGATCGGGATCGCGGGGCAGAAGGATTTCGTGCTTGTGCGATCCCGCTCCTCGCATATCGCCTATCTGAAAACCAACGTATCGGTGCGCTGGTGGAAAGTCGGGCAGGACACGACGACCACGCCCTGGCTCGCTGATACCACGGACACGCTGGGCGAGTACGACATTCCGGACTCAGCGACATCGGGGCAGTATTACATCTATCTCGATGGCCTGAAGGTCGAGACCATCAACCATACTCGAATGCGCGGGGATACTCTGAGCTTTGCTACAATGGACCCGGTCTTTGTACTTGCAGACAAAGCGAGCGGGTATGATACCCTGAACGCGGACGCGAATGGAAACCTCAAGACCGCCCTCGGGGATACTGCCTCGCGCATGATCTGGGGAATCAAGTCCAATGGTACTGCGGCCCCGTGCTCGATTGATGCGAGCGGCAATCTCAAGGTAACGACGGGTGGTGGTGGAGGAAGCGGGAGCGGGAGATTGTACGGCACGCTATCGGGGACTGATTCGATCCCGCTCCGCGCTGTGGCTACCGACTCATCTCTACGTGCGACTGTCACCAACACCTTGACGATTGATTCTACGAAGACGCGGCTCGGACAACAAATAACGAATACTGTGACAATCGACTCGACCAAGACGAGGTTGGGCCAACAGATCACCAATACGGTCACAATTGACAGCACCAAGACCCGACTCGGGCAGCAGATCACGAACACAGTCACGATTGATTCGAGCAAGACCCGCCTCGGAATCCACGTCAACAACCTGGATTCCGTGGGGCTCACCGCCGATGGCGCGTCCTGGGTGCAGAACGACCTCCAGATAGAGATTGCCACAGCAGACACTTGCTCTCTGCGAGTTACGGCTGGAGCAGTGGACACCGATTCCGTCTATGGGCTGGCGGGAACCGAGTATATGCTCCATGCCGTGTCCGCGTGGTGCTCGACGGCGGTGACCCCGTTTATGACCATCTTCTCTGAAGGGACGAACTTTTCCCAGGCCACATTCCAAGGCTACATTGCCTTCCCAATCTTCGTCGCTATGGGAGGAGAGGGCGGGTTTATGACGTACACCTTCCCCTGCCCGATTCCGATCCTCGCGCCGTCTAATAAGTTCTATTTCCTGGCGCGAGGGGTTGGCGGCGGAACAGCTGGGAGGGCTGTTTTCCGATTTCACCTTTCGAGGGCGGACACGCCATGAGACGAATGATCCTGTGGGGGCTGCTCCTCTCGATGCCCGCAATCGCTTTCGCCGGAGGCATAGTCA